TTCTACAATGGTAGCATAATCGTAATTATGAGCAATCATAATACTTGGATACAGACTTGCGAAATCAAGTCCAGCGATAGGTTCGAAATGTGCTCCGGGTGTAGCACTGAGAACTGTTGCTCCAGTAAATTTTTCATCTTTATCCTCTGTGTCATCTTTAGGTTTATAATCTAATGCAGGAATTAGATAACCTTCTTTCTTCGTTTCATAAGCGATTTGTGTATGGACACGAATTTGTTGGCCTCGCAACTCAATGTATTGCATCGGAACCATTGTAATATTAGCCATACCAATATTATTCGTGATAATTCTCAATTTAATAATTAGCTCTATAAGAAGCCAAGTATCTTGAACACAATACTTTACAACAAGCGCCATTTGTTCAGCTGTGCCAGTATTGTACTTAAATAGATCAGCTGGAGAAAGATCGTCTTTTTCATCTCCGGTAAAATGCTTTGCGACGTTATTCAATTTATAAGACTCTAGCTTGTGTTCTTTTTTAATTATAAACATAAGATCGTGTTGAGTAACGCCGTACATCTTTATATATTTCATATTGTTGTCTCCATAAGCAGAAGTATTTAATTGATCTTCATGAATAACAGCTGGTTTACTTTCGATTCTACTTAGATTTTCGAGGATGTATTCTATACCAAGCAGTTTTGCTCTTTCATATACATAATTCCAATCGAAAGTGTATCCGTTGTATTGAATAAGAATATCTGGATCAGTTTTCATAATAAACTTTACCCACCCTATAATTAGTTCTTTTTCTGAATCGTATTCTTCAATTATAATTCCTTCTACTGGATCACAACGCTTATCTATAGGACTTTTAAGAGTAACTACATGCTTTAGTTTTTCTTTAGTTCCGAATTTATACAAACTTGTACCAATCTGAGTAATAACGTCTTTTGGATTTTTATAATCTGGAAAATCGTTCTGATTAAGATATCTGCTTGAGTATGAAAAAGCCTCAATGTCCCAAGATCCAAGTGTAAGATTACAAACATCTTGACGATCTACCTTTTTAACTCTGGAATAATCACAATAATAAGAATTCTGACATCTTGAAATTTCATTATCTTGTGTAATTCCTGTTACTTCTACCCAGCCAGCCATTTGAATTTCTTGTTTATGACTGAATCGAAGAAAAGGTTCAATATTAGATTCATACAAGTCAAACTTAAGAGTACTTATTGGGTCTATAGAGCTAATTTTTGGAAGCCTAGTTTTTTCTCTTGGGTTTAGAATGTACTTAATCTTATTAAATGTCGCTTGATTTTTACAAACAAATCTTAGAAACTTATACTCTTTTTCGTTTGTAAAACCTTTGTACTTCTTTCTTTTTACAATAGAAACGGATTCTAGGTCTTCTTTATTTCTAAATAGTCTATTTCTTACGAATCTTTCTACTTCTTTCTTTTTGTATTCATCGAAGTTATGTTGAAATCTTTCTGGTACTAGAGCAAAGAAATATGGTTTATAATTTTCAAATCTTACACAAACAGATTCTCCTTCGGTGTCTGCACCAAATGCATATATGTGATAGTGCTTATCTTCTCGTTCATTATCAGAATCATAATTTTCAATAATTTCATCAGAAGCTTCCCAAGATAAAATTTGAAATATTAATTTATCTTTGCTTTTATTAATCTGGTTTCTGATGAAAGGTTCCATATCTAATTAGTAATCTTTTAATATTTTAAGTTAGTTATTATTTTGCAAAATATTGATAAGAAATAAAAGAGTAGATCCAAGAGCAACACTCTTTTTTAAAAGTTTTCCATCGGAAGTAGAAACTCCAAATATAGTAAAATCTAGCCATCTTTCTGAAAGTATATTTCCTAATATTATCCAGTCGAGCGTTGTCGCAGATTCTTCTGCTATATTTAATATAACAACATCTAAATTATCTCCAGTCTTTTTCATTATTTTTTCACTTGGAGTTCTTACTAAAAATTTATTCATAAAATCCATCGATTTTATATATTTCAATAGTTCATCTCTTCTAAACGAGTACCTCGACATGTTAATTAATAAAAATATATTAGAAACTATATATAAAATAAGAGGATGTAAAAGATATCTATCATGAACGTCTATATTTATATTATTTACGTCTAATCCGTTTGGTAGTAAAGTTTTGATAAATATAGCAGTTGCCACTCCTCCTATAACAGTAACAAAAGCTATTATATCATTAAAATATCTAATTGTATACTCAATGTCGTGTCTAATCTTTCCTAATTCTTTTATTATAGTTCCTAAACAAAGGTTATCATCAAATATATACTCATTGCTTTCCAATCTTTTAATAATACTAATAAAACTCTTAATGTGAACATCCATTATGAAAATAAATGTATAAATGAATGTAAAAATTACTAAACGTGAATATAACCATTCTATTAGAACTATTACATAAAAAATAGAATCAGCTAGATTATCTAACCAATAGTACTTATTATTAAAAGAACTAAGATCAATAAAATTAAATACTATAGAACAAATTGTCGAAATTAAAATAATAGAAACTTTAAATTTTAAACATACATTTAGTTTATCGAAGTGATTGGTCTTAAAATAAAATTTTGCCCATAAATAAATAAGAGGTATATTAAGATGTAAAAATGAAGAAACTAAAAATTTAGGATCTCCAGTGTTATTTATAAATTTAATAAATGCATAGATTGGTTGTGCAGAAATTAGACAAAAAATCAAAAATGAATAAAAAGTGTAAATAGAATACAATATTTTTTCAAAAAACGTAACATTTTCTATTAATTCTAAACTAACTTTTTCAAAATTTGGAGAAGGTGTAAAATTTTTAACAATGTTATTTATAATTTTTGTTTTATTTTGTTTTCTTTTGAACGAAAAATCTATATTTTTTTTCCTCACTAGACTAAAATTTACATACCAAGAATTAATTCCTAAAAAATTTAATAAAATATTTAACATTTATTAAATATGAAATATATAATAATCCTCTTAATTGTATTTGTATTGTTACTTATACCGTGTATAAATTATCATAAATCAAGTGATGGTATATATTATACAAGCAGAAACGCTGAAACTGCAAACGTAATGAACACTCTTCGATCTATTTCTTTTTCTCTGTCAGATAAACTTCCAGAGAAAGACTCTAAATTATTAAAAGCAAGTCTTGTTTTTACTACATTTAAAGAATTAAACGGAGACTCTCCTAGAGTTTTAGCTTGGAATTATGATAAAGGAAGAGAAATCGCAATAAGAATATATGACTCTCGGGGAAATGTTTATCCCGTAAGGCAAATTATAAGAGCTTTATTACACGAACTGGCTCATACATTAACAAAAACAAATGGACACGGGCTTAAATTCCAACAGAAAAATGCAATGCTACAAAAATATAAAGAGTTATACGTTAATACTCTATTAAATAATACATTTATAAATAAATAATGAATGAATTATTTATAGGAGGAGGGGGGTTCGATGGGTTCACATTCTTAGGAGCTCTAGAATACATTCATAAAAATAATTTATTAGATCTTAAAAGATTTTATGGTTGTTCTATAGGTTCTCTATTGGGATTGATGTATATATCTGGAAAAACTCCCACTGAAATATTGAACTACCTATTATTAATAGATGCAAAGGAAATTATCAAAATAGACATCCGAAATATAACTACTCATAATTCTATATTTGATTCGTCTGCATTAGATACTTTGATAAACGGAATAGATTATCCAAGCGAAACTACACTCGGAGATGTATATGAAAAATCTGGAGTACATGTAAATGTATTTGTAACAAATACTACTTCAAATCAGTATCAAAATTTAAATAGTATAGATAATTCAGACATGCAATTAAAGGACGCTATAAAAGCGTCCATGAGCATTCCTTTTTTGTTTCCGCCAGTTATCATAAATAATAATACATATATAGACGGATGTTGTAAGAATTTTTATGGTGCGCCTCCAGATGATAGGTATATCCTTGGATATTCTATAATAGGAAAATTTTTAAATGAATCGAGTCATTTTAACAATGTATTGGCTTCTATTATAAACTTAAAAGAACCACGAGGGTGTTTTATAATTAAATGCGACAAAAAAGATAACAACTCAAAATACTTTAACACGGATTCTATAGATAAACTAGAACTTATTCAGATGTATTCTGACGGTGTTAAATTTGCGAAGGATCAATTACAATTATAGACCTTTTTTCTTTCTTGGATGTTACCATAACGTAAGCATTTCTAAGTTTTTCAGAAACTTCTTCAAAACTAGTTTCTTTTTTGGGTATTTTGTAACTTACAATTTCTTTGTATACTAAACTTTTGTCTACTTTATTTCTATTTTTAGTTTCTAATATTTTTATTAGAGTTTTCTTAAATTTATTCTTACATAATTCTCCGTTGAGATAATATAACGCATTCGAATTAGAAAATGTTAAGTAAGGAATGTTATTTCTGGAACAAATGTCTGTAAAAAAATCAGAATTAGTGTTATACTCTAAAAAATCTGTAAAAATCATGCAAAAATCAATAGAATTCGTTATTTTAACTTTATCGGATTCTGATCTTCTAAAAACATTAATATCATTATAGTTACACATTTTGATTAATGCAGTTTTTTGAGGAGAATACACTAGATTTACTACAACATCCTCTGATAAATAACTAAGTCTTTTTGAAATAAGACCCATGTTATCCCAGTTATAATCAGTGATTAGAAGACAATTGGTCATATTTTATAATTTACATTTACTAAAATTCTTTGACATGGTAAATATTTGTAATTTTAATAAATGTAAATTATAAAATATGGAATTAATATTTCTAATAATGTCTTTGTTTTTGATTGTTTACTTATTTTTTAAAAAACGTGATAAAAATATTGTAAAAATTCCAAGTAACACTTTATTTTTTTATTCGATGGAAAATTGTCCACATTGTCTTTTAATGGAATATCAATTCATGTTTCTAGAAAAAGAATTATCTAACATGGAAATTTTTAAAATTACACTTAAAAAAGATGGCTCCGTAGAATATTCAAATGATTCAGAAGAACTTAAACAAGTTTCTTTACAAAATAAAATAGATGCTTATCCGACCTTTATGTTTTCGAACAAAGTTCACTTAGGTTCTATGGAACGAGATGAACTATTAAATTTTATAAAATAATAATATATAATTTAATTAATAAATGAACCCAAATAAAATAATATGCATAGGAGATATACACGGGGACTTCAAGATATTTAAAAAAGTTCTATCTATGTGTAATTTAATAGACGAAAAAGATAATTGGATTGGTGGAAAAACTTTTGTTGTTCAAATGGGAGACACACTAGATGGTAAAAGACCAGGTGTTAATATCTCAAGAGAATTCATAGAAGAGTCTGGTGAAGTAGAAATTATAAAATACATTATATATTTAGATTCTCAAGCAAAAACTGCAGGAGGTCGTGTAATATCTATACTAGGTAATCACGAATTATATCCATATTATTTTGCAAATGACAAGAGTTTTATCAGAGATTATGTTAAAAAGGCAGACATCAAAGCCTATAAAAAAGAATACAATACAGATCGTATTAAATTCTTTCAACCCGGTGCAATTGGAGCCTCATTACTAGGAAGAACCAGACCTTTAATTCTTCAATTAGGAGAATTTTTATTTATACATGGGTCATTAACAGAGTCTTTTATAGAACAGAATATAGATAAATATGGTTATGTAGACATAGACAAAATCAATAAAGAAACTTCTTATTGGTTACAAGGTAAATCTAAAATTCCTTATTATCTTTCTAAATTAGACGAAACTAATCCAGTTTTTTCGAGATTTTATTCTAATAAAAAACAATTACAAGAAGAAACTTGTAAAAAAATAAAGGAACAGATTAAAAAGTTCAAAGGAGTAAAACACGTAATTATGGGTCACACTTCTTACAAAGAAATAAATTCTGCGTGTCAAGGTACGTTAATAAGAACAGATGTTGCACTTTCGAGAGCATTCGGAGGTACTATATCTGATAAAAAACTTCAAGCTCTTGAAATAATTAGAGACGGACCAATGTCCGGAGTTAATATAATTTCTCGAGAAGGAACACTTAAATTACATTAACATTTTTACTATCTTTTCATAACCCGGAAGAATATTGGTTGCTCCCTTTTCTGAATATTCTGCTACAGGAACTTTTAGATTTCCAAAAACTTTATGAACGTCAAATACTTTATCGTTGTAGTATTGTACTTCAATAAAAAATTCATGTATTTCCGCGAGAAACACCTCGTATTTGGCTTTATGTGAATTTGTAATATCAATTATTCCAAATTCATTATCTGTTTCAATATCAGAATCAAATATATCATTTCCGTATTTTTGAACTATCTTCCCATTTGTTTTCCCCATTGCTAATAGGTAACCAAATAATTGATAAAGATCATATTTATTTTTTCTTACATTATTAAATTTCATTCTTGTTTTAAGTTCTATAACAATTTCTCCGTCAGATGCGTCATGGAGACCTTTGAGTTCCCAACCACTAGGATGTTTATAAATCCATATTTTGTTATTGCCTTTTGTATATTTTTTATTGGAAATTATAGATTTTTCATTATTTACGCCGCAATCTTTCTGTAAGTCTTTTCTAAGTTTTCCTACAAGTCTCTCAGTATCAACTTCTGGTTCTTTTATTTTAAATTCTTTTAGAACCTCTTTTTCTATAAAACTAAAATCGTTCGGATCTTTAACATTTGATTTAAATTTTTTGTATATACTTCTAAATTCTTCTTCTTTGTAGTCTTTTTCGCTTTTTACAAATAAACTCTGTTCAATTAAAAGAGTTCTGTACTTATTAGCATCTGATTTGCACAATTGTGTGAAAATAGTTTTATCTCTAGATTCGTATGGATTTTTTCCACAAGCTGATCCAACGGAAGAAATTTCTAAAGAATACATTTTAGATAATAATATATTAAATTTTTAAGTTATTAATTTAAATGTAAAATTTGCTAAAAAAATTATTATCTAAAAGATATTCTAAATAAAATGACAGTTATGAATATATCCCAAACTAATATCATCGATGCTATGAATGGTAATATATTTGAAGGATATGTAGATACAAAAATTAGATCTGAAGTTCCTTTCTTTAGAAAGATACTTATTGATAATTACTATAATTTAGAATATTTTCACGGTTACGTTAATAAAATATATGATGCGTGGGCAAGTATATTAACCTATAATTTTAAGAGACTTATATCTATATACAATAGAGAACATGACCTTTTCCTTTATAAAGAAAATCAAAGAAAAGAAGAGATGCTCAGAATGGCGACTCAAATGGCAACAGAAGACATGTTAGGAGATTTAGCAGATCTTGAAGTAGGTACTAGCATGTCTTCATTGATTAACAGTATTAAAAAAAGTGGGATTTCTAAAAAGGGTCCATCTAAGAAAAAGTTAAAAAAGTAATTCGTCGTCAGAATCATATTTCATACGCAAACTTCCCGAGCCAGCATTAATATCGCGACCTCCTTGGGGAGCCATAAATGGTGTGTACTTTACTTCTTCAAATGAATCATCTCTTTTAAGATGAGTCGTGCGTTTTACAAACTTTACATTCTTAAATCCTAAAGAATTTGTGTAGATAATTGGTTCATACTCGTTTAGGTACTGTTGTCCTCTTGTATCTATTACCCAATTTTCAAGTTCGGTCTGAGACATTTCCGATGGTTTCTTTTTAGTACTTATTGAAATAGTCTGCATCTGCGATGTTATGTTTTCGTAGTCCTTTACCTCTTCTGGGTCTATTACAGACATATCGTCATCTGATAAGGTCCCAAAAAACGTGTATCCCGTTATATTAACTGGATCATATATTACCTTAATTTTTTGTGGAATTTCTGGGTTAACAGTTCTAAGTGCTTGATTCATTTCTTCTCTAATATTATCAGTTGGGTTGTATAAACCAGAAACTATTGAACTTTGGAGTGTATTTATTATTTTTTTAAATTTACTATTGAGAAGTCTTTGATTTGTTAAATCTTCTTCAAAAGTAATTTTTCCGTCTTTTACTACAATCGATAGATGTTTTACCTTTTCTCCGTCCGAACCATAAACAAATATCGGATACATTGTAATACCTCTAGAATATAGATCTGGGTATTCTTGACGAATAGAATCAGATGTAGTTTGTTGAATTTTTATAGCTTTAATCATCGACTCTGTTAATTGTAATTGTGGTTGGACAGGAGTTGGAGCTAATTCTGTTTCTGCACTAACAGCTCCAACTGGAATAGGAGAAACTAAACCAGATTTAACATAATCCACTGCAACCATCATTACTTCGCCCGAAGGATTTAAGAACTTTGTCATATTTTCTTCTTTCAACATTTCAAGAACTTCCTTGTCGTCTTCTGTACAGTAATCCTTAAATGTAGAAATAGGATCTTTTTTGAATACCCATTCAACATCGCCAACCTTGAGAGAAGGATTTCTAGAAACATCTTCTTCGTCTACTTCCTTGAATTCATAGTATTCTACACCTTCTTTAGTGACTTGTTTAATAAGATACTGTGTTCCATAACATTTTTTTCTATATTTATCAGTGAATAATTCGGACGCAGATTTCTTTGGTGCTTGTGCAAGCGGGGCTGAAACCGCTGGTGCAGTACTTGGTCTAGCTTCTAATGGGGTTGTAGAAGAGGTTGCAACTAAACTTGAATCTGGAATAGTAGATTGATCTAAACACATTCTGATCTGTTCTTCTGTAAGGTGATTCATCATCCAATTAATAATGGATTCTGTGGACTTAGCTTCAAAGAATTTTAATGTTTCAGTACTCATTTTATATTAATATATTATATTTTTTTCGCATTTTATTTTTTGGAAACTGTCTTTAATATTTCATTTATAGCTTCCGGATTAGATATAGCAATATTTAATAGTTCATCTATATAAGACTCCGGATACAATTTATGAACATAAATTATTTCTAAAACCTTACTATTTATTTTTTGCTTTATACTTTCCTTTTTAAATTCTTTTGCTATATTTTTTCTGACGTCAGAAGATACTACATTGCTTACAGCCAATTTCTTAATACAACCAATTAATTCGAACTTCTTTCTAACGTCATCTTTAAACTTTAGAGAGGTGACTCCAGTTTCATTTAAAAATTTTTTTCTTAACATGGGAATTATAGAATATTTACCTCTAAGTTCTAAGAGCGAATCTTTTATTGGCTGTATTGTATCCAGTTGATTAAACGTTTTATCAGACTCCCATGGTTCTATATTTTCTTTTGTATTTAGATCTTCGTTAATGTCTGCTTCTGTAAGAACTTCTGAGTCTGGATAAGTTTCAAAATTTCCTGTATCCGATGGTCCAGCTTCTGTAAATTTAAGAGGAAAATCTTTATTTGGAAAAGAATAACGTCTATTATAAACATCTGCAAATGTTACTTCTTCTGGTATGCCTTCGCGAATGTACATTCTTCCAGATGACGGATTCTTATAGTATATTTGATAAGAACCACTTGGTAGAGGAACAATATTTTCTTCAAGACGAATAAGATTACCGTTCTTATTAATTTTAGAATCAATGGCACATTTTTTAAGTATGGTGTTAAGATCGCTGTTTATGTTGTACTTCTTGAGCGACGCAATTAACATTTTCTGATCTAATCCAAAACTTTCATATTCTCTCCAACCACCTGGTTTTCCTACATCTTTTAACATATTCAGAGCATCTGGATCTGGGCTTCTTCCAGAACCTGGATAAACAGAATAGTGTCTATAAACGTCTACATATTGTTCTTCTGTCGGAAGAGAAGAATGGCTACAATATCTACTTGCTCTTGCAAGAATTTGTTCAATTCTAGACTCGTTCCACCAAGGATCTGTTATGTGTACTTGTCTCACGTTTTTAAAAGATACACCTTCCATAACAGATCTAGTTCCCAAAATAATCTTTAAAAGGGATCCATCGTTATTTTGAATGGAATTAAATGTGTTTCTAGCTTTCTTAATTAAAGTTCCATCTTTATCTTTTGCTTTTGTTTCAGAACTCCACACAAAGAATTTGCCAGCTCCGCGATCTTTCTTTTCAAAACTTACTAGTCCACATGCTTCTAATATAATAGCAAGTGGTTCTACACCAAATGTTAACCAATTTGAGAATATAAAAACTGGACCGTTAGAACTTAAACTTAGTTCTATTATGCTTGCAAATTTAGTAGAAAATGTCTTGACGTACTCGATAATATCTGGAATGTTTTCAAATCTCTGAGATTTAATTCTATCTCTAAATATAGCTAAAGCTTGTTTTTTCTCTGATATTGTCTTGTTAATAGTCCCCGCTGACTTAGGAAGAGATATATTAGAATATTGTTGACTAGTAACGTACATACCCGATATATTGTCTTCTTCTTCTGAATTGTAATTACCCAAAAGAACATTTTCATAAGAATTAATACTTCTGCTGTCATCTGCCACAAAATTTTTATCCTTCGAGATATCAGACTTTAAAGCTGAAAGATACTCAATCTTGTGTTCTAAAGAGAAAGTATGTTCTAGTGTTATTATTCTTTTGTAAGGATAAGCATTTGGGTTTCCTCCCTTGAAATAAGAAACGTATCCAGAGCATAAATAAGAAATTAAATCATTATTTATTATACATGAATTATCTGTTATATAGTCTCTGGAATCTGATACACGTTTACATTCTTTGTTCTCGTCAGTAAATCCTATGAATTTATCATAGAAATCTACCTTTTTAATAGGAAAAGGAATTCTCGGTCTTAATAAATTCATGGTTAAAGCTAGTTCATAAGGATTATCATATATTGGAGTAGCAGATAACAAGGCTATTTTAAGTTTTGGGTGAAAGTAATACTTTATAGAATCGTAAAGTTTTTTATAGAATGTGCCTCCTTCGCTCACAAGTCTTTGAATTTCGTCAATAATTAATAGACCATTTTCATGAAATAATGCAGAATCCTCTAGTAGACGTTTGTTTTTAATAAAATTACCATCCTTAGAAGTTTTATATAAAGATTCTATAAAAGTTTGATGACTTACAATTTCAAATGTTCTTACTATTTTACTTCTTAGATCTTTTTGATAATTAGCTAAGTCTCTTTTTCGAATAGCGATAATATTTTCTTGACTTTTAAATGCTTTTAGAGTTGCAGCAGAGGCGTCTCCAGAGTCTATTGCTTCTTGAATAGCAAATAATTTATTATTTTCTGTTTCTATCTGTCTAAGCTTTGCTAGAAGAATAGAATTTTGATTTTGTGAAACATAAAAGTCTCTTTCAAGATCACCATCTTTCTTTATTAAGCAAAATGAAGGACACGAGAAAAAAATTCCATTTCTTATTTCTCCAGTTATTTCTTCGTAGTATTGATCAACTAGGGGCGCCGGAACGACATAAAGCATTCTTTGATTACTAGAGTTCTTAAGAGCTTCTCCTATTACTATACTAGTACACGACTTTCCAGAACCAAGACCATGATAAACTAATACATTATTAAAATTGCTATTTGGGCCCATCAATTGTCCCATAAACTTCTGCTGAGGTGCTAGACTTATATCAGAAGTTTTACAAATTTCGTCATTAGAAAGACCAATATAATCCTCGCGGAATTCAAATGGGCTATTCTCTGGAAACGCAGACTCTGAATATTGCGAGTCAATAAAATCTAGAAGTTCTTTATTGTTAAATGATTCTACAGATTCTAAGTTTGTGTATCTCTTGTTTGAACAGTCTATTTTATATTTTTCTGCATCTTCTGATTTTTCATAATAATATTGTAAACAATCAGACATTATTATTATGTTTTAAATATTTTAATTTTTAATTTGCGTACTCTATTCCATAAAAAAGCCAAATTAGAATACTAACAATAAAGCCTATAATCATAGCTGGTAGATAAGCATCAATGGAATATCCAAGTAAATCTGCTATTCCTGGACTTACAAAAAAAGTTAATACAGAATAAAAAGCCATAATAGAAAGAGTACTTGGTTCTAGAATCATTTACATTTAAATAAATATTTTAATTTTGATTTATTTTCTCAGACATTTAAGAAGATTTACTTAAATGTCGTCATTTAATAAATTATTAAAATTATATCTAAAAGATCTTTCTTCTCTGAGGCATTCCTCATCCAAATTTATTAATTTTTATAGGTTTTGTTTTCTTGAGTTCTTTTTCCAAAGATTCTTTAGTCTTAAATTTTCCATTTGAGGTTTTCAACTTTATTCCTCTTTCTTTAGCCTTTAGTTGTAACTTCTTAAATGATTCAGCTTTTATATTCATCTCTTTTTCTGTCAAACTCTTGCGCTTACCGTTTACGTCTTTTGTAACTCTTATACCAACTGATTTTAGTCTTTCTTTTAGTGTAGTCCCAAAAGAATTTCTAGGTCTTTTCCGTAAACCTTCTAGTTGCATAGCTGTACTTATTTCCGCTGATGTAACGTCTGTTTTTGGAAAATTTCTTTTGGCGAGTTCTAACCCTCTTAGTAACGCAGGTTTGTCTATTGTAAATATTTCTAGTGCGCTAAAAGGGTTAGATACATTTTCAAAGACGACGCCTCTTATGAATAAACTAGCTATATATGCAGAAATATAATCAAAAGATATAAATAAATTCGTAAAATTTGGGGTCGTATAAGAATAGCTCGCAAATGATAATATCTGCCCAAGATCTCCAAATGTCTTAAACATAAAAATATTATCTTCGGGCGTATATTCTGTCGTTAAAAATTTAACAGAATTGTTATTAGAGTCTATTTTTCCTTTTACATCTAATATTTCCTTTCCAAAGAAATTTTTAATTTTAAGTTTTGTAACTCCTTCTGCTGATTTTATATATTGTATTTTAATTATGTTTTTAGTACCAAAATTTAAATTGATTTCATAATTATTTCCTTGTAATATAGGTTTTATAGAAGGAACTTCTTTCCTTGCTTTTTTTGTCATTGCTATTATCTGATTTATGATTGAAGAATTAGTAGAGGCGTCAAATGCAGTTGCGGGAGAATTAAATATATCTAATTTATATTGTGGTGTATATAAAATTTTGCATATATTATTAAACAATGCTGAAAAACCAATTGTAGTTTTATTTGCATCCACACCAACTAAAATGTTATTATTGGAAATTTCGGGATTTAATAAAAATAAAAGATAATCTGAAAAACTTTTTCCACAATCCCATTTTACATAATCAAAAAGATTAATATTTTGAATATCTATTATTCTCTTAATGTCTTCTATAAAATTGTTTTTTATTTTTTCTGTACTATTTATATTATTATAGATTATCATTTTAGATTCTAAATTTTTTATTTCACTATAAAAAAAACTACCAATCTCTGGACCAAGGTCCATTTTTATATTGAGACCATTAGATGATTCTATGTTTTCTACGTCATTTACATAACTTCGATACAATAATTCGTGAGTTTTTTCTTTCTGTGGTTTTTTCCACGCGTTTCTATCTGCTGTTTCTATAAAATCGTGACAACCGTCTAAGAATATAAGTAATCTTATTATTCTTAGAGTAACGTATACACTTTTAGTTTTTTTAAAAAGTTCTGTTTTAGTTATTTCCACACTCATTTTATTATTAGTGCATATTTTAATTTAAATTCCATAAGTAATAAAATCTTACTTGTCCCGGTCTATTAAGTTCTTTATAATTTAAAAACACATGAGACTGGTCGCTTAAAATTACTAGAGAGTCTCTAAAATTCTGAAAACACGAATCTTCGTCTATGTAATGAGGATTTTCTACTATAATTTTACTATTCATTATTCTTTTTGAATGATGTAGTTCAAAAAGTCCTATATACTTTGGACCTTCGTTACAAAACTTTCCATCTGGAAAAAATCCTAAATAGAAGTATTCTTCTGTAGTATACATATTTGCAAGACCTTTTAAATTAAATAGATCCATATAATAATGCTCGTCGTATTCGGGTGTATTGTCTGATGATATCATCGTTAACCAGTTAAAAGCCCAGTTTTCGGCATTTAGACTTGTTAGAAATTTTAGTTCACCTCCCGAAGGAGGTATCAAAGATAAACCAATGTCTTCTTCACATATTATATTACACCTTGGAACTACACGTGAATTTTTTAGCACTATTACAAAACTTGATAACATCGATATTTATCTATAAATCAATATTTTAAACCAATTTATTCTCTAATAATGAAACCACTTTATTAATCGTAGGAATACAAACATTTACAACTTCAGAAATTTTATTTTTATTAGGAGACTTCAATTTAAGCTTGTTTTTAATCACATAAACAAGTATTCCCGCAGTGGAAGACTTCGGGGTCACAGAATCAAGTTTATTTTTGTTTTCTTCAAAAATTTCATTACAAAGTGTAGAAATATTAAATGGTAGTTCAAGTTTATTACAAAATAGTACAAACGAATCGTTTTCTTTGATATCTTGTTTTTGTTTTCCTAACTTTTGATAAGCACCAGCCCCGTGCATAATTTCCATAAATATTCTTTCTCCTTTTAAAAACCCTTTATTAGAAATTTCTAAAACGTCATAAATCTTTTGTCTATCCGCTACTATATTATTATTTATGCACGCATAATAAATACAAGACCCGATAAGACCAGTTCTTACTGCTGCCCTTGTGAGTTTACCAGATTCCATACAGATATGCCACATACGCTTTGCAACTGGTAGAATAGTTAGAGGTAATCCAATTTTAGTACAATAATCAGACATCTTTTCAGATGTTTTCCAATAAGTTTTCTGTTTATGAGTAAAAGTCTGTTGATAATGAAGACGCATTATAAAAGAGTTCTTATTAAAACCTGGGATTGTACCACCTTTAGAATAAGGATTGTCAGAAATAGCAGTATCTGCTCTTTGATTATTCGTTTGATAACTTCCGTCTGTATTAGTATAAGTATTCCATTCGCAACATTCAAAAAGCGAATGTAAAATTTCTCCACATTCTAAACACATCACGGACCCTTTGTCTGAAACTCTATCAAAGTGCTTACATTTTTCTTTGAGTGTATCGTTTTCAATTTCAAATTCCGATTTACATTCTTCAAAATCATTCCAGATAGCGTCCATGTGGATATAAATAAACTTTACAAGATATATTAATATGTTTATAAAAACGTAATTTTCGTGAAAAAGTATTATTTAAAATATTTTTTTTAAGTAACATGGCAATTGTTTTTAATAGGCCATCTGTTAATATAAATTTAGACAGTGCTAATAAAATATTTGAAGTTAACATAACTAATGACGAAAAATATAACGAACGTGGATTTTTAGAATTTATTGAATACTTTAAATCTACTTGGAAGTATGTTTCCGATCAAAATGATATCTATTTTATGACGATTAATATTACAGCACGGGGAGAAAATGATCTACCTCTTACAGCATTTATTAAACTAATTCAGACAATAACAGATCTTCATGAACTATTTTCTAAACATCTTCATTCTTGCTGTATTTATTCTTCTGGTGCTAAAAAATGGCAAGATGCTTATGAATTTATAACTAAGTTATATAAGCCTAAAGACCAAAGACCTCTACGTTTTACAGAAAATATTGACGAAGGAAAGTTATTTTTAATATCTAATCAAATTATTGCAAAAAAATAATAATAAAAGGAAAATTTATTATTAATAATTAACTATGAAGATTGTAACTTGGAATGTTAATGGAATTCGCTCTCGAATTTTTAATGATAAGACAAGTGCTCAAATTGGAAAAGTTAAAGACGTTCTCGTTCAAGAAGGTAGTTCTATGTCACAGATTTTGGATCTAAACCCAGACATTATTACTCTTCAAGAAACGAGATGTGATACTCAACAAGGTGCACGCTTTAAGATTCCTGGATTCAAATCTTTTTTTAATGAATCAAAGGAAACTGAATATCGTGGTCCAAATAGATATTCTGGCACTTGTCTTTTTATTTCCGAAAAAATTGGCATTGAAAAAATAGAATATTCTATAGACGATTACAATGACACAGAGGGAAGAATAGTAATTTTGTATCTCAAAGATACAATATTGCTAGGGGTCTACGCTCCAAATTCTGGAACAAATTATGAAAAGAAAATAAAATTCAATGAAGCTATCTTAAAATTTTTGAATTCACAGACTAAAAATGTAATATTTTGTGGCGACTTAAACATGGCAAAAGATACACACTTTGATAAATCAAAAACAAAACCGGGCCCATGTTTTTACCCACATGAACTACGCCATTACGACGATCTTATTAATATGGGATATATCGATACTTTAAAAGAAGATCCAATAATTTATACTTGGTGGGATCCAAGAGCTAAAAAAATTGATGGTATTGCTTGCACGAGACAAGCAAATAAAGGTTGGAGACTTGATTATTTCTTTACTAAAGGACTTAATAAAGTATCCAGTAAGGTTTATAAAAACATAGGTGAAACAAATCCTTTGTCAAGTGATCACGCCCCCGTTTTAATTACAATTGACTAACTTACTTTCCAAACATAAGTTCAGTCCCTTGTTCAGATAAAGATTTTACCGGGTTAGCCCGAAAACTACGCGCTCTCATAGAAGAGTTAGAATACATATCGTATAAATTGTATACAAGTAAAAGAGATAATATAATAGACACCGTTAGAGTTACTCCCCATAATAATTTATCAAAATCTGTAGTCCCACAAGACTTGTCAGCACAACATCCTTCATTTGAGCTACGAAGTTGATTTAGTTGAGAGAAAATAATCCAAAACAAGGACATAAATATAATTAAATTTATAGTGTTCATTCTTAAAATCTATACAACATTTTTTTTTATAAGTCTTTTTTCCAAAAATCCTTTAGGGTGTAATTTTTAATTGTTGTATACTTTTCTTCAATTACTTTTTGTTTTCTTATAAATTTCTCTACTGTTTCATCTGTAAAGCTATGAATCTGCATATCTGTGAGATATTTATAAGTAGAATCTACTTTGTGATAATTTTTATCTTCTAATTGTTTATTGATAAACTCTAATTTTTTCCTAAATACTGCTACTTTATCATCCATGATGTCGTTGATGAAGTTAATTCTTGAATTTATTATATTCAGTTCGTTTTCGTATTTATTTAAAAGATTTTTCTGTCTACGAAGATAGTAATCATTTCTTATCATCCAAAAGTGATAAACTATTTCTTCTGCGCATTCCATCTTGACTATTTGACTTTTCTCATTAAAGACGTGCATGTTTTTAGCAGATAGATTACTAGTCAATTTAAGCTTTTTCTCGATAATATTGTCTTTCTTCCATTCCCAAAGAGTATCATTTGGAATTTTAATTGTAAACAATATCGTAGTTTCTGTAGAATTATTTTTATAAGAATAAATTATGTTCTCTGATTCTAATTTATCAAGAAAAGCCTTGTAGTCATCAGTCCAAGTGCCAATAGGCAGTTCTGTTACTATTACGTTTAAGTTTTCTATTTTATACACCCCAGTAGTTATCCAGCGCGAATCTTCTATCTTTTTAATAGTTCCAGTGAAACCAGAGTACCAAGGAGTCAATTCATTAATTTCAGCATCTTCGTCGTCTACTAATTTCATAAGAACAGACTTTATGTCTTCTGGATTAAAACAAGGAATGTCTGTAGAAAATCCAGTACCTATTCCACAAGCTCCGTTGATGAGAATCATTGGTAATGTCGGAACATAGAACTTAGGTTCTATAGAATATCCATCGTCGTCTAGATACTCAAGTAGATCATAATCATCTGGATTAAAAATTTTATCAAAGTGTTCTGACAGCTGCGTAAAAATGTACCTAGGACTGGATGCGTCCTTGCCTCCTTGGAGTCTTGTTCCAAATTGACCAACCGGTTCTAATAGATTAATATTATTTGAACCCACAAACTTCTGTGCTAAATTTACAATAGTGTCCATAAGACTAGTTTCTCCGTGATGATAGCTAGTTTTTTCTGATACATAACCCGCAAGTTGAGAAACTTTAATTTCTGAATACAAATTCTTTGTGATACAAGCATATATTATTTTTCTCTGAGACGGTTTAAGTCCGTCTACTAAATTAGGAATAGATCTAATATTGTCTTCAATAGAAAACAACGCCAGTTCTTTATTTATAAGATCTTTAATTTGAACATTGCTTTTTGTATAATCAAGAGTTGACCCTTCTTTAATACTCTGAAGAATCCACTTCTTTCTATCATCCGCACATGTCTTTGAAAAGGCAAGTTCTAGAAGTTTTAAATCTTCTTGGTCTTCAATTTTATAATTCAAAGTTTTCATGCTTTTAAAGTATTCCTTAGCTTCTGTTGAGGTACTTGTACCAAGACCCTTATAATACTTAACTCTCCAACCAGAATCTTTATTGACTTCTTTCCACTTCTTATAATCAGAAAGATTATAAAAAGGAATTATCTGGTTTCTTTTTGATATTTTTATAATTGGCGTGACTAAAGAACTTATGAAGTCTGTCTTAAGAAGCTCTGGCCAACCATTTGAAAAAAAATTTACAAGTAGACTTTTAATATGAAATCCGTCTGTGTCTGCGTCTGTCATTATAAGAATTTTACCATAACGAAGATCTGATACATCTTTGTATTTTTTACCTTCTTGTAGACCAAGAATCTTTTTGATATTATTAATTTCAATGTTTCCAGTTAGTTGAGAATATGTAGCTGTTCGAGTGTTAAGAACTTTTCCCTTAAGAGGGAAAACACCATAGTATTCTCTTCCAACAACCGAGAGACCGGATATAGCAGTAGTCTTTGCTGAGTCTCCCTCTGTCAAAATAAGAACACACTTGTCAGATTCCTTTGTTCCAGCTTTATTTGCATCATCTAGCTTCGGAATTATTATCCTATTTACTTTTTTACCATCAGTTTTAGATATGTTTTTCTTTTCCTTTGCCTCTGCAATAATAAGAATGCTATCAATTATTCCAATTTTACCGATACATTTTACAAAGGCGTCTGTTACATTAAATTTGCTTCCAAAATCAACAATCTTTGTAATGTTCTTTTCTTTTGTCTGAGAAGAAAAGTTAGGATTTTCGATCTTACAATTTATAAAAACAAAAAGGTTGTCTTTGATGTACTGAGGCTTGATAGTAAGATTCTTATGTTTTTCTTGTATTATCTCTGTGAGTTTCTTAATAATAGGACATATCACGTGATCTACGTGACTTCCGCCATCTGGTGTATTAATGCCGTTTACAAATGACATAGTTTGGAATCCACATGTACTTGGTGCAATTCCAACTTGCCATCTTGATTGTTCTTCGATAACTCGAGGTGTATTATTTTTGTCGCCAATGTACAAAGAGATATATTCTGAGAAATCCTTAAATCCCAATTTTTTATCATTTAGATAAACATTAACTCTCTTTGGAGTAACTGCACAAATATCGTACACTCTCTTATAAAGAACTTCTTGTGTGTCATTAGTTAGCTTTTCTACTCCAAATCTTGCATAATCAGGTACAAAGGTTATCTTTGTATATTCCTTTGTAGATTTTTCAAGTTTAGGAGGTTCTATAACACTGAGGTTGTCTTTAAAAGTTTGTGTATATTTTTTGCCGTCTTTAGCTGTCTCGATTGTAAATGTTTTTGAAAATATAGCAGTTAGTTTTGCACCAAGCCCATTAAGGCCTCCTGTGGTTCTTTTTTCTGTATCGTCATAATTACTAGAAGTTAAGAGATTTCCAAAAATTAGTTCTGGGATGTAAATCTTATAATCTGGATGAATTTCTATTGGAATACCAGAATCATTAAATACAGAAATTTCATTTTCTGAAATATTTACCTTAATATTTTTAACACTGTTGTTTCTCTGTACTTCATCGGAAGCATTTGTTAAGATCTCGTCGAAGATTTTAAAGATCCCTGGATTCCATTCACACAATGCAAGTCGTGCCGTTTTTTCTTCTATTACCCAAGTTTCTGATTTTATATTTTTTGTATCTCCGATATACATACCAGGTCTAGCAAGGACATGTTCTTTTTGCGAGAACTTCTTGTACTTATCAGACATAACTTCTGGTATTGTATATTTTAATTTTTTAAGCTGATTATTTTTCCGTAATTGTTTCTTGTTTCAATGATGTAAACAATTTCAGTAATTCATCCATCGATTTTACGCCATTAAATGTAACTTTATTATTTTTATATTTAACAATAGAATGGGGAATAGAAGAAATATTATTATCTGATATATAATCTTCAAATTCTAAATTTTCGACATTTATTTTGTAAACTAGACAATTTCCTATGTTTTGTAGATTCTTGTATAAATTTTTACAAGGTCTACACCAATCCCCGCCAAATAAAAAAACAATAATATTATCTCCGTAATCTATCTGATTTGTAGAACAAAAAGACTCATAACTTTCAATATCCATTTATAGTAAATGCATTTTATTTTTTATATGTGTTAAATAATTAAAATTTAAATAACAATAATAATATAAATGTTAGAATTTTTAGATTTAACCTTTATAGTAATTACTGCTATTACTACTTTTATAACTGCAATTATTCTCGAAAGTTTACCCGAAGATATGAAATTGGAAAGGAATAATAAAGTAATATTTTCTATTATTATAGGGCTCGGTGTTTCTGGATTTATAGAATATTACTATAACCAAGATATTCTTTTAACTTCGAATTATTGGGATTAAATAGCAAAATAAAATAGAAAATATATTTTATAGATGTCAATTAGTTTAACTAAATTTGACCCAAAGAGTATAGAAAGACGCAGAACAACTGGGTCCGGACCGCCCACGTGTGTTTTTATAGGCAAGAGAGGAACTGGCAAGAGTACTCTTGTTGCAGATATATTATACTATTTAAGAAGAATACAAGCTGGTGTAGTTATATCTGCAACCGAAGATGGAAATGCTTATTATTCAAATTTTGTTCCAGAAATTTTAATACACTCAGAATATAAACCAGAAATAATTCAACAAGTGATTACAAGACAAAAAAATATAATACGCGGAACATCAAAATCTCCAGACAATGATGTATTTGTACTACTAGATGATTGTATGTATGACAAAAGAATGATAAGAGATCCTAATATCCGCGGTATTTTTATGAACGGAAGACATTGGAGAGTGAATTTCATGTTGACTATGCAATATTGTATGGATTTGCCCCCGGATTTAAGAGCTAATATTGATTATATTTTCATTTTGAGAGAAAACATAATACAAAATCAAGAAAAGATATATAAGAATTTCTTTGGTATATTTCCACAATTTAGTATTTTTCAAGACGTAATGAACGCGTGTACAGAGGGTTATGATTGTTTAGTTCTTGACAATACTTCTAAAAGTAATAACATTCAAGATTGTGTTTTTTGGTATAGAGCTAAACCAAATAGAAAGTTCAAAATTGGCTCTAAAGAACTATGGAATTATAGTGCAAAAAACTATGATAAAAATGCAAAAGACAAAACTGAAGAACTTGATCAAAGTAAAATGAAGAAGAAAAATTCAGTAACTGTAAAAGTTAAAAAATTAAAATAAAGACTTAAAAAATCATAATTTATAAATGAACAAGATTAATAAGTTACTTAAAATTCCTCAACACGAACAAAGATCCGAAGAGTGGTTCAAACAAAGAGAAGATAAGCTTACTAGTTCTGACGCGGCAACAGCACTTGGTATCAATCCTTATCAAAAGCCAAATGATGTGCTTTTTAAAAAATGCGGACAAGATTTTAAACCATTTGTAGGAAACATAGCAACTAGACACGGACAGAAATACGAAGACGAAGCGATTAATAAGTATTGTGAACAAACTAATTCAAAAAATTATAATTTTGGTCTGATTGCTCACGAAGATGTCTATCATAACAAAGATTATTATTGGTTAGCTGGTTCTCCAGATGGTATCGCAATAGATAAAGACAACGAAAATGCAACGCCTATTCTTATTGAAGTAAAATGTCCCTTTAAAAGAAAAATAGTAAAAGGAGAAATACCAAAATACTATGTTCCACAAGTTCAATTAAATATGTTTATATGCGACCTAGAACTTGCAGACTTCATAGAATATTGTCCCACTAATAATATTCTAAACATCGTAAGAATAGAAAGAGACGAATTTTGGCTATCAGAAAATATTCTTATATTAGAAGAATTTTGGAAAGAAATAGAATATTATCGTAAGAATGATATTACAAAGCATCCAGATTTTCCTAAAGTTAAAAAAGTTCTGGATATAAGAAGTCAGCATATTAAAGACGGATTTATGTTTAGAGACGAACCAGAATCTGACGATGAAGTAATTACTAACTATATTCTACGAGATTAATTTTACAAAAAAACATATTACTTAAAAGAATAAATTATATATAATCAAAATGGGTATCCGAGGACTCAATAACATGATTAAGAAACTTTCACCAGATTGTGTCACCGAAAATTCAATAACAAAATATAAAAATACTGTTGTTGCAATAGATTGTAGTATTCTTATATACAAATTTAGATATGCGTCAAAGATAGAAAATGCACATCTCATAGGCATAGTAAACAGAATTAAATTTTACATGATGAATAATATTCTACCAGTTTTTATATTTGATGGAGTCCCTCCAGATGCAAAACGTTGTACCATAGAAAAGAGACAGAATGCAAAATATAAACTGTACAAAAAAATTGATCAACTGAAAGAAATTGTACCAGAAAATGAAATGCATAAAAAAACTATTGACGAAGAAATAGAAAAAATAAGCTCTCAGATTATAGTTGTTAAGAAAAGACACATTGATGAATGTAAAGAACTACTTGAAAAATCTGGAATACCTTATTTCTATGCACCAGAAGATGCAGAGAAATATTGCGCTTTTTTGCAGAAAAACGGTTTAGTTGAATATACAATAACAGACGACACAGACGCCATGACATTTGGATGTAAAAAAATTCTTAAAACTAATATTAACAATGCCATCGTAGAAATAGATCTTGAAAAATTGTTAGAAGATTTTAAGATGTCTTATAAAAATTTTGTAGATTATTGTATACTTTGTGGTTGTGATTATTCTGACACTCTTAATCAAATAGGACCAATAACCGCTTATAATATCATTATTAAAGATGGTAATATAGAAAATTATTTAAAGCAGCATCCAGAAAAAAATAAGGAAACTTTTAATTATTTAACTGCAAGAAAAATATTTACTGAATTTAATTACGACCTTCCAGAAACTATTAAAAAAAAATCTTTTGATAAAGAATTACTTCTTAATTTTTTAAAGATTCAGAATTTTAGTGAAAACGTAATTAAAAAATTTATTAAAATTCTCAATTAATTTATTTTTTTTTTCTTTTATAATTATTAAAAGATGAATCTCGCTATGTTTTTTGGTAAGAAGAGAAAGGCCGCCGCTAAAAAGTCAAAATCGAAGGCGAAGCGCTCGCCAGGTCGTAAGCCCTCGCGTTCGGGTGCTGTAAAGTCGCTAGCTAAAAAGGATGCGTACGTTATGATACGCACCAAGAAGGGCACTCTACGCAAGCGTAAGCTTTACATGGGTAAGAATGGTGCGTTGTACTATCGCACCAAGTCGGGCCGTCGTTATGTCAATAAGTCGGTTCTCCGACGAAAGAATCACGTTCTTTCACCAATTAAGAAGCGTAAGGCTCGCAAGGCTGGTAAGGCTCGCAAGGCTCGTAAGGCTGGTAAGGCTCGCAAGGCTGGTAAGGCTCGCAAGGCTTGTAGATGAATGCCTTACATATAAATTGATAATTCAAAATAATATAATAAATTTAAAAGACTTATTATATTATTTAATTTTAAGTATTTAATTTTTTCTAGAAAAACCCTTTTTTTTATTTGGAGCTGGTTCTGGAGTTGGTTCTGGAGTTGGTTCTGGAGCTGGTTCTGGAGTTGGTTCTGGAGCTGGTTCTGGAGTTGGTTCTGGAGCTGGTTCTGGAGCTGGTTCTGGAGCTGGTTCTGGAGCTGGTTCTGGAGTTGGTTCTGGAGTTGGTTCTGGAGCTGGTTCTGGTTCTGTATTAAATCTTAGACGTCGTCTACCCATATTTATAACAATCTTATATTTTTTTTACATAAATAAATCGCATAATTTAATA